GATAGCGTCTGGGGAAGGCGGGATCAGGTAGTCATTTTCGCTTGTCGCATTGATATGACGCATCTTCGCCATGACTGTGACCGGCTTATTCTCGTCATCACTACATCGATCTGCGAGGTAACTGCGACGATACTGAGGGAGGGTCTCATCAGGATCGTAAACCGCAATGTCCGTTTCGGTGGTGGTGGTAGCATTGTACTCATACAAGCGGCTCACCATGTTGGTTGTCTGCCGAATGACGCCAGTTAAGGAGGTAAACTTTTTGGTCGATTGAACATATGGAAGAGCGAGTGTTAGCTTTTCTCCATCAATCCAGACGCCAGAAGACAGTGTGCGAATCCAATTCCCGCTTGCGTCGAGTCCTTGGAGCGTAATGGATTTACCGACATCCGAAGCGTCTCCAGGGTAGACTCGGATGTAGCTGTTTGTTCCACCGGACATGTCGCGGTAAGAAACTACGGTTCCACGATCCACAAGTTGCTTACCAATGCATGCGTTATTTCCCCCACCAAGCAATCCATACCCTGTTTCCTGAAACTCGAACCATTGATTACGAACGGTTCCAACGCCGCAGCAATCGGCTACGGACTCGATGGTTTCAATCTGTCTAGGCCAAGTGATGCAGCCGTCAGCAGTGTAAATGGTGAATCGACCGTAAGCACCAGCCCACAAGCCCTTGTGGAGAAGCCTGCGGCATGCCTGATTGATGTAGTCGTAAACGCGAGCGTCATCAACGCAGACGCCGATAACACGGGCAATTGTCGAGCGAATGTCCTGAACGATTAGCTTCATTTGGTGTAATAGGCTCTGGCAGTTCGCTTGATGAAGTAAACACCGTAGAACGGAGGAAGGTTGTTGTGGGCGATAGCATTCTGGGTGTCGTTCCCAGTCTTGTCGGAAGTGGTTGTTCCAATGTCTCCACTTGTAATACTTGGGCCAGCACCACCGCCACCGGTTCCGGCAGCACCTTGAAGAATCTGAGTAGGGTACGAACCAAGTCCAGTCCACGATTTGTTAACTAGGTAATAATCGTCGTTTACTGGGTTAATGTTTTGAGCAACACCGTGAGTATGTTCATTGAACGGTGTTTCTGCAATTATCAGAGCATGCTTATCCTCGCCAGCAATTGCTGTGGACGTAGTTGTGCCAGTCACAGCAACTGAACCACTTGCCGCAAAAGCTCCAACACCAACTGGGAATCGAGCCGAAAACGCCGCGTCAACCTCCCACATCGCTCCAACATACGTCGAAGGCGTAGTGGCCGTCCCATCTCCTCCATCATAAGCTTGGAGATCCGAGATAGTCCCAACCCACATTTTTCGTTCGCCGCTCAGTGCAGGTACAGGGTTTTCCCTAGCCCAAACACCTCCTGAGAAAATCCACCATTGACCGTCATCATCAAACCAAGGGAAAATCTGATTGTTAACAGCCGGAGCAGATGCGCCGGTATTGAAGAAACTGTTTCCAACGGTTGAATTGAAGGTGGCCTGCGTTCCATTGATTATGTCCAGTGCCAGATTCTGGTAACTGGCAGGACAATACCCCAAAGGCAATGTTGGAGCCGTAAGCGTAATTAAATTTAAATTTGGCATAATTTAGCTGTCACTAATGACAATATTGAAAGTTACAAGAGAAGGGTTTATCGCATACTGAGTTTGGACAGCAAAAGCAATTGCACCCAAAGTAACTGTCCGGAAAATGCTTCCGCAAGGATCTAGATTGCAATTGCAATATGTTCTTGTTCCATAGGAAACAATAGTTTGATCCCCATCGTAATCACCATTTAAAATTGCCGTCAGCATTACAGCATTCATTGCACTGACTCCAAGTTGATAATAATGGTTTTGAATGTCAGTTTCATTTTGGGTGTAACTTCCTCCGGCCCCGATTGCCGGTCCATCTGCACATGTCCCAACCGGAACAGGAGATAAAGGATCGTACCAAGGCCCAGAAAACCAATCGATTGATGAATCAATGCAAGTCGATTGATTCCAAAGTTGGTAATTTAGAAAGAAAGTATAGCAGGGCTGCGAAGGCGGAGGAACTGGAGCCGTAATTACCGTAACAACCGATGGAGTTGACGTTACCGTTCCGCTGTCGTTTATTGCTGTAACATCGTAAGATCCATTGTTTCCAACTACAGCGTTTGTAATTATAAGATTTGAATTGTTTTCGCCAATAATGTTTACCGTGTTTTTACGCCATTGAAGCTCTGGGGTTGGCTCGCCCGATACAACGACCGCTAAAGAAATCGTATCAAATTCAGAAACCACAAGTGGGGTCACTGGGTTAACTTGAATTACTGGAGCGGAAGTGGGTTCGTTTTGTACTGGTCCATCGTTACCGTAAACGGGTTCCGACCATCCATCTACGCCATTGATTGAGCAGACCTCTCCGATTCCGAACCCGACATCAATTCCCTCGCTCTTGTATGTCAGCGGATTTATTGGGCAAACATCTAATCCTTGGCAGTTAGTGTTGTCATTCCGGCACTCGCCAACGGTGGGTTCTTGGACATCGTAAGCATGAAGCCGAAGACTTTTTAGCCTGCAATACCCGTCGATTTCAATCCTCGTTTGAACCTCAAATAAGTTTCGATAAGGCGTATTTAAGACAGCATCACAATCATCTCTAGGAGTTGGAAGCCTTAGTTTGCTGCGATATTGAGGCTGAAAATTGGTCAATGGGATGCAAGGCAATGCATCGCCGCAACTGTTCATCTTGGCGCAATCAGTCCATCCGATACCATTCTGATTGCATGTCCATTGAATCCAACCGGGGTACATATCCGGTCGATACAGCACATTCAGCCCAATATCCCCAATCATGGTGTCGATAAAGAGATCACCGGAATCGAGTTGTTTCAGCCCAAAAGGAATCTCGAAATTGTAAGACTTGGTTTCAATGGCCCACTGGATCTTCCTTGCTCCCGTCAGAGAGCTAACGTCGTTCTTTGAGTTCTTTGTAAGCTCCCAAATACCGATCTCATGGCTCGCGTTCCTAGTGATTAAAAAGCACCTATCTTGATACGCATTTTCTGTCTTTAAAACCTGCAAGATATCGAGACCAGTCCAAATACCTTCCCATGCAGGAGGCAATTTCTGCCGCATCGAACTGACCAGATCAAAGTCCAGAATAGCCAGAGCCTTGTGAATGATGCCCGATGCCCGATACTGAGGCTGGCAGGTCATTATCATCCGATTATCGAATGTGACAGCACTTCCCGCCCACAGAAGATCCGTCTGATCATTCTCAACAACACTCATCATCTCACTTGAGATGGGCGTATTACCCCAAGTCCCGAAGTCCCTGCGGGCGATTATGAATGAGCGGATGCCATCAACGGCGCGGTAAAAAACATCTCCATTGATCGTAATCGCTGACCTGCTTGCAAGTGCGCCATTGGTGACCAAGCTGATTGCTTGAATGGGGTAATTAACTTCCTTCCAAACATTTCTATCAACCGGAGCATTGATACTGAAAACGTATTTTGGCGTAAAGACGAGCAGTGGACCTTGACCGAGCGCGGTGTCCAAATTGCCAGGAACCGCCATTGCCGTTATGCCACCGGAATCCGATGGAACCGAGAAGTCGCCACCCTCATTAAGGAAGGTGTTTTCAGTTTCCTTAAGAACACTTGCACGGGTTCCATCTCCATAAACGATATCGGTAGCTCGAAATGAGAATCCATTTTGCAAAGCATACCAAATCCGTCCGTTGACGTAGGCCATAACCTTGCCTGTCTTGATCTCGTCAACGGCTGCTCTACGAAGGTTAGCCCCATCAAAAATCAAAGGTCGGCTCCAACCATCTTGAATTACAACGAAGTTCTCGGCTTGAACCATCCATCCATCCAGACGGTTGCTTGAGTTCTCTAACGCAGGAGTATTGCTTAGAAGCTGAATTGAGTTCTGAAGAAGATCGTACAGCCAAACCTTACCCGAAATCAGTAGAACGATAAAATTCCTGTTATCGTCCGAAATGTAAGGAAGCGCACACTGGAAGATGCCGGTTGGATTTGGGGCTGGAATGCAAGAATTCGTATACCCATCCGCAGTTACGGTCGTATTGTCCGCTCTAAAAAGAATGCTATCAGCGGTGAGTTGAGCGCAAGCCGCGTAATCCTTTTCAACGTAACCCGGCCTTGGGGAGACGAAGCCCTGACGAAACGTAGAATTTACGGCAAAAGCGACCTGATTTTTAGAAATCAAACTCGCAGCTCTGCCCATGTCAACTCCAGCCTCAAAGCTGAGTGAGCCATCTGTGTATCGATTTGGAGCGCGTTCACTCATGGATCAAAGCGGAGCAATTCTTTGAACTGAAAATGTAGATCCAATCCCGACAGCGATACTGCCTGATGATATAACAGTAATCATTGCTTCATAAAGATTCACATTGGCAACAGAGGAGATATCAATGCAATCAATCACAATGGGTGATGGACCCTTAGTTGTAGACAGAATGAGATCAACCTCTAGTGATGAGACAATTGCGACATTGTTTTTAACCAAACTTATGGAGGCTGAATAAGGTCCGCCTGTCGCTGATCCGTAAGCATTTAAAACTATTGTAAACCTAAAATAACCTGTTGATTTAGTAGTGTATTTTGCTGTAGCAGCATTCCATCCAGTGGACGTATCAATGTCGGCTGCTAAACCTCCTTGAAAAGCATTTTGAGCAGGGCCTGAAACTGACAAAGCAATTATTGAAGGCCGACGTAATGTAAAAGTTTCATAGGTGTTTGAGCTAGGGCTTGCGGCTATGCTTATCGATCCTGCTCCATTTGTGATAGTAATGCCGCTCCCTGCGGTCACATTAGCTACGCTGTAACCAGTCCCATTACCAATCAACAACTGTCCGTTTGTCGGGATGGATGATAGGTTGGTCCCGCCTTTTGCCACTGGAAGAACTCCAGTCAGATCTGCAATGGGCAGAGTCTGGACGGTCGTTACAACGCCAGATCCTCCTGATCCAGCGGTCTTCATGTAGCCGGCAGTCAGAGCGTCTAAGGCTGTCTCATTGGTAAGCGTACCATCTGGTGTCCGGCAAATGTAACTTGCGGCACTGCCAGCACCACCGGATGCACCTGTTGCACCAATAGACCCCGGCGAACCTGCTAAGGTCATCAAAACACCCAACCCAACCACAGTGCCTGGAACAGAATTGGCAACGCCCAAGATTCCCGAAGAAGGGTTCTTAAGCGTGACCGTTAGTGTTGCAATTGAAATAACCTGAAAGTATCCTCCGCCAACAACGGTAACGAAAAAAAGTCCAGCAGCGGATGTTGGAAGGAAAGAGACGCTAACTACGGGAACGGCTACGGTTCCACCGATTGCGGGAACAATGAATGAAGCGGTGGTAGTGGTGAATACGTTGACACCATTCGTGCCATTTGTTCCATTGGAACCGGATGGACCCTGTGGACCGGGAACATTGACCACAAGCGGAACAGTGTCGCATGGTTGGCAACAGCCCGATGAAGAAACGAGTTGCGACGGCATATTTTTTCCTTTGCCAGATCGTCAAGTCCGGAGAGAACTAATGCAAGATTAAACTATGTCAGAACAAGTGTCCGAGCGTCCATTGATAGATCACAAGTACGGTATACGGTCCCCAGTTAAAATTCCAGATTTGGAGCTGGAACTTTACGCCTTCCGAAATCGGTTCCAACCGAATGAAGGTGGGCTAGGTACTTTCGATCATTTCCGTAACGTCACGAAATTGATGTGGCCAAAGATGAGTTGGAATCCTTGGCTCGAAGATCAGATCGAAAGCCTATGCGATCACGATTACGTTGGATGGGCTGGATGCGGGGCAAGTGGAAAGACTTTTAGTGCCACTCTCTTTGCCACTGTTTGGTGGTTAGCGAACCCATCTAAAACCACCGTTGTTCTTACATCTACAACGGCAAAGATGATCCGGAAGCGTATGTGGGCCAATCTTCAGGACTTGGTTCGTAAATCGCGAGGGTTCCCCGGAAACATGGTTGATTCCAAGATGAGTCTTCAGGCGGTTAAAGGTGATGATCGACACTCAATCTCTGCCATTGCAGTCGCTGAAGGTAACACATCGAAGGCAGTGGCCAACATCCAAGGCATCCACGCCGAGCGTGTGATGGTTATTATCGACGAAGCTACGGATACGCCCGAAGCGGCTTTCGAGGCGTGTACGAACCTATCGAAGGGTTGCCGCGAATTCAAGATGCTGGTCATAGGTAATCCTGCATCAAAGTATGATCCGCATGGACGCTTCTGTACTCCGGCAAAGGGATGGAGAAGCGTTACGATTGAAGATCCGTATTGGCTGACTGAACGCGGTATCTGCCGGCGGTTTGACGGCATGAAGTCGCCAAACATTACCGAGGGACGAACAAAGTATCCCTACCTGATTACGCACGATCAACTCTTGTCGGCTATGCGTCATGAAGGAGAGCAAAGCCCCACCTTCTGGAAGTATACGAGAGGTTTCTGGTCTCCAGATGGTATGGTCAAAACCGTGCTGTCCGAGTCATTGATCGAGACGTACACACCCACAAAGAACCTCATATTTACGACAAATGTGCAGATTGTAGCCGGACTAGACCCAGGGTTTGGCGGTGACAGATGCATCCTTCGATTCGCAAAAGTAGGCACAGCAAACGGCAAGATTAGCATTTTGTTTCAGGACATCGTCCAGATATCACCTAACGCACAATTAACAGAACCGGTTCATTACCAGATAGCAAATCGGGTTAAGGAAGAGTGTTCACAACGTAATGTTGCTCCCGAAAGATTCGGTCTGGATTCTACGGGTGAAGGTGGAGGATTGGCCGACATTCTGACTCGCGAATGGGGCATGATTCATCGTGTTGAATTTGGTGGCTCGCCATCAGTCCTGCCGGTGTCTGACGAGGATAGCCGTCCATGCAATGAGGCTTACGACAGGAAGGTGACCGAGCTTTGGTTCTCGATGAGGAAATGGGCGGTTGAAGAACGTCTCGGCGGATTGGATATTGAGACTCTTCAAGAGTTTTGCGCCCGAATGTTTGATGATTCCAAGCGAAAGATATCAGTGGAATCGAAGACCGTAATGAAGCAGCGCACGGGAAAGTCTCCGGATTTAGCCGATGCGGCTGTTGTTTTGCTGGATCTAGTGCGTAAAACCTCTGTGCTAGAACCAAGAGTTACCAAAATGGATAAGGCATGGGAAAAACTTGTTCACGACGCAGATTCAATTTATCACGATGACAGCCCTGATACGGAATGAATAAAACAACTGGATACAAGATTCTCAACGAACACATGGTCATTGCCGGCGGTTGGACCTACAGAGTTCCTGAGACTGGGATTGAGGTAATGGGAGGATCATGGCCCCAACTCCATGAGTTTGTGGTCCAGCATTACAAAGCAAACGCGATCCAAATCCCTAATAATCTTATGGATTTCATTACGGAATATGCGTGTCGTAATGGTGCTGATTGCTCCTACGATGAGGTTGAAGTACCCAAGCCAGCGGGACGTAAGTCTCTGCAAATTGGAGACGTAATCCGATTCAGCATGAGCCTGCTTCACGGGTTGACGGTTGGCGGTGGGAAGGTCAATCAAGAGGAAGCGAATCGCCGAGCGGACATCTGCGCTGGATGTCGCTTCAATAGAAACCCACTTGGCTGCACGGGATGCAATGCCCGAGTGTTGAAGGAGGCGGTCAAAACATTCTCTCAACACGGCAGCACTCCTGTTGATGATAAGCTTCAAAGTTGTGAATTTTGCGGTTGCTTTATTAGAAGCATGGTATGGTTTCCTATTGAAACGCTCCATAAATTTGCTGATGCTACAGAGAACGAAAACCTTCCAGATTATTGCTGGAAAAAAAGATCATGTACGGAAACCTAGCTCAACTCCCGCTCGAAACTCTCAACGAAGATGGCAAGCCGCCTGAGACGCGAATTGCTGACGCGGCATCCGCTCGCGAAATCTTTCAAAAGCTAATCTCGGCGGATCTGTTGCGAAATGCGACACGATCCAAGCTGAGAGGACTTGTAGATGGAAATCCTCCATACAATCCAGCAGAGCTTCGACGCAACAATCAGGCATTCCGAACGAACGTCAATTTCCGTGAATCGGAAGCGTTCCTTTCGTTGGCCATGTCTTCCTTCTACGACGTGTTTGCCGAGGTTCCAACCTATGCAAATGTCCGTACAGCCTACGGGAACGACATCGATAAGAGGGAAGATTGGTCAAGAATCATCACTGAAGAATTTGATCGTCTTCAGAAGATGGACAGAGATTTTGATTATCTGATGCAATTATCGCAGCGGGAGATGGTTTTGGTAGGAAACGGACCACTTATTTTTGAGGATAGCACAGATTGGCGATGCAAGGCTGTGATGTCGAATGACCTGCTCGTTCCAGATGGAACAAAGTCAAATGTCACAGATTGGAAGGTGGCTCTTGTCCGAACACGAATGGGTGTTGATGACTTGTTTGAAAAGATCCAAGACGAAGAGGCTGCAAAAGCAACCGGCTGGAATGTGGATTACGTTCGCAAACGGATCAGGGCCGCAATGCCCGAACCGTACCGTTCTGGGGTTCAATACGATTGGGAGTTCTTCCAAAGGCAACTTCGATCAAACGACATTACCTTCTCGGCTCGATCCGAGGTGGTGTTGATGTGTCACGTTTTCTACAAGGAATTCGATGGCAAAATCAGTCATGTAATCATTGATGAACGCGATAGCGAAGGCTTCATGTACAGGAAGCTTCGTAGGTTCAGTCGATGGGAGCAGGTCATTCACCCGATGTATTACGACCGTGGAGATGGCGAGCATCATGGAGTGAAGGGTTTAGGTATCAAGATGCTTCAGACAATGGAGCTGAAGAACCGGCTTCGCTGCGCGATGGTTGATGCGTCATTTGCCCGCACCCAGATCATGTTTCGTCCGCTCAATGCGAATGCTCTTAGTAAGACGAGCGTTGTGCAGCAGGGACCGTATGCGATCCTCCCGCCGGATTACGAAGTTGTGCAGCAGAACATTGCTGGGGTGCTAGATGCTCCTATGGCGATGAATGCGGATCTTGAAAATGTTCTCCAGGGCAACCTCTCTCAATATCGGCAATCGCTCAACAAGACGGGTAATCCAAGAACTGCAACCGAGATGCAAATCATCTCGTCGCAGCAGTCAGCGATTGGCAAGACTCAGTTGAGTCGATACTACAACCAGCTCGATTCTTTCTTTGAGGAACGGTATTACCGCGCTTCAAATCCCAACCTGAATCCGATTACTAAGTCGGATAAGGAAGCCATAGAATTTCAGCGTCGATGTGCGGAACGTGGTGTTCCGGTGCAGGCAATGATGGACATTGATTTCATCGAGGCTACTCGAACTGTTGGCCAAGGTTCTCAATACGCGAAGCAGAACTTGCTTGGAACACTTCTTAACTTGTCTGCATCCCTTCCAGAGGGAGGCAAAATTAACCTGCTCAAGGACTACATTGCAGCCCAAGTTGGGCAACAGATGGTCAACAGGTATCTGCCAACCCAAATCCAGTCATCTAAAATTCAAGATCAGGCTGCTCTTGCGGTATTGGAACATGCGTCATTGCGACAAGGGAACATGCCGTTAGTGACCGATACGCAGGATCAGATCGTGCATATTGAGACGCATCTTGCGGCGGTAAATGAGGTTGCTGCATCTCTACAAAGCGGAGGTGATCCCCAAGAGATCATGCTGTTTATGCAGGGGGTTGGTCAGCATGTTCAGCAGCATATTCAGAGGCTCGCAACAGATCCGTCGCGCAAGCAGCAGGTCGAGGCGTATCTTCAAAACCTGCAAGAGCTTGCAAAGACGATTGAGCAACTTGGGCAAATGCTTCAGCAGCAGCAGCAAGCAATGGCTCAACAGCAGCAGGCGCAGGCGATTCAGCAGGGTTCAGATCCTAGAACAGCCATCAAAAATGCGGAGGCTCAATCAAAAATTGCTCGCCAAGATGCCGAGACTATGGCCAGCATCCAACGTCAGAACACAAAGTCTACTGCCGATTTAGCGTTTCGGAATGCTAAAACCACAGCGGACATTCAGCGAGCGAATGCAATTGCGGAATCCAACTTGTCGCGTCAGGTATAAAAAATGCACAAAAATCTTACAATCGTTTACATCACATGCAGGCGTGAGCCGATGTTTCAGTGGTTTGCTGAAACCCTGATTTCCCAGTATCCAGACGGTGTTGTAACGGATCAGATAATTTTTATTGATTCGTTCATTCATCACGAAGAGGGGCGAATTGAAAAACTCGCAAAAATTGTAGATGGAAGATTCTGTTATACCCACACTCCTCCAAAGCCATCCATTTGGAGGGGTAAGTATCGAAAAACCAAGTCCAACTTTTTTGATGCGTCTAGTACTAGAAACACGGGAATCGTCTTAGCAGAAAACGAACACATTGTTTTCGTAGACGACCTTAGTGCGCTTACTGATGGATGGATCAATTTCCACAGGAAAGCTGCTGAAGATAAGATCATCTTTTGTGGAGCTTACGACAAAGTTTCGGACATCGTAATTTCGGACAATAAAATATCCAGTTACATTGGAAAAAATGTCGATAATCGTGGAAACAAACAGATTGTAAATGAAAACTTAAACATAGGTGGTGGCTGGGTTTTTGGTCAGAACGTTAGCTTCCCGCTTGAGTTTCTTGAGCGTGTAAACGGTTACGACGAGTTTCTGGCAAGACGTGGATGCGAGGATTGCAACATTGGAATCAGGATGGAGTTAGCCGGTTACAAAGACCTGATTTTCTATAACAAAAATTGCATGATCATCGAGGATGAAGCAATGCACTGGAACGAAGTAAACTGCATTGATGAGTTTTACCCGAAAAGAGTATGGAAAACGGACTATGAAAAGCACACAAGAGTTAGTGAGTTTATGAACTCAAAGATGACAAATACTGAACATAAAAACCTGTACGTTGATAAAAATTTCAAAACAATAGACACCTCATTTAATCTAAAAAAAGAGAGAGAATTATGGAAAAAAACAAAAACATTCAAACCTGTTGGAGATTGTGATTACTTTGATTTTGACGGAGAGAATTTATCTGAAATCTAACTAACATGGGTTCTCCATTTAATGGCGACACGTTCATTCAGGAGGAGTTCCTCCGTTTGCGTGACAAGTACAGCCTGACAACCGCTGTCGAGACTGGGACAAACGAAGGCGACACAACGGTTTGGTTTGCGAGAAACTTTCAAAAAACAGTTTCGTGCGAAATTGATCAGCAATTGGTTGAGCGTTGCTCGAAGAAGTTCTCCGAAGAAAAGGTACACGTTGAGCTTTTCCACGGCTCAAGTGAGTCGGTTTTGGACTATGTCATTCCGCATCGAGGCGTAGGACACGACACGATCTTCTTCCTCGACGCACACTGGAACTCGTACTGCCCGTTACTCGATGAGCTTGAAGCAATCGCCAAGTACGAACTTCTTCCCGTAATCGCAATCCACGACTTCAAGGTTCCTAGTGGTGGCCTTGGTTATGACGGCTACAACGGACAAGAATACACATTTGAGTGGATCAAACCCAAGATCGACAAAATCTACAGCGTTAAAGGTAGGGGATACAAACATTACTACAACACGGCTGAAAAAGCGTGTGGAGCAATGCGCGGGGTAATCTACATCGTTCCAGCATGATTAAAATAGACATCGAAAAAACACCGGCATTTATTGTTTCGCTTCCAGAGGGTCCAAGAGAAAAAGAATGCGTCAAATACATGGAATCTTT